GTAACTTCAAGTGTGTGTGCTCGTAATCTTGACTCCTGCCGGAATGCCGCCCGGTTCAGTGAACAAACAGCTAGGCAAGTCCCTCCCTTCCCCTGTGGTCGGTTCTCACCGGCCACCATCCCTCCCCCAGCCTGACGTGTTACAGGCTGTGCAAAGCCCCCGCGAAAGCTGCTCACGTGGCAATTGTGGGTCCCCCCTTTGTCAAGACACCGAGTCTTTCTCCCTTAAGGCTAGCCCGGTCCCACGAACGTGGAACTGGCAACTAGTGGTGTCACTACACGCCTCCGACCTCGGACGCGGAGTGCTGTTCCCCAAGCTGTAACCCTGACCCAAGACTGTGCTGCCTGGCAAGCACCGTCTGGGAAGATGTTCCGCTGTGGCTGCCAAACCTGGTAACAGGTGCCCCAGTGTGTGTAGTCTTCCTCCAGTCTCCGGACTGGCAGTCTTGTGTAAAGATGCAGTGTAAGGTTCAAGTGCCAAATCCCTGGAAGGAGTGACCCTCTACTGCCCTAGGAATGCTGTGCAGGTACCCCCAACTTCGGTTGGGGATCTGAGCACAGGCTAATTGTCTACGGGTAGTTTCATTTCCCATCCTCTCTTTTTTGGCATCATGGCGAACACACGGGTTTCACGATCTGTGCTCTCCGCTGTTGCCAAAACTTCTACCCACAGAGTCTATCACACAGTTCTTGACTGCTATGACAGGCTCTACCTCAATTCCTACCCCCAAATGCTCTACCCCCTACCCCGCTCACCCTCTTTCCCTTGCCCCTTCTGCATGTATGATGAAGACCTGGAATTTCTCTCACCCGAGTCGCTCTGCGGCGAGGGCGCTGAGCCATGTTGGAAGTGCATGTCAAAGTCCCCCCGAAAGAAAAACAATTTGGTTTCCCCTGAAGACTGGCTCGAGGATTCTGATGTGCAGGACTGGTTCGAACCCCAGACCTACTACTCAGATTTTCAACAGCGCGTCTTCGATAAAATTGCTCTTCTCTCTCTCCCCGGTCCATTCCAAGCCAAAACCCCAGAGGAGCGCGCCATTCTCGGAGCGCTCCAACAACTTCTCAAATTTCCCCACCTCTCCCCCGCACAGATGCCCCTCGCCGTGAAACAACTCAAACGGCAGGGGAATTCTGTCACCAACATCTACGGCAATGGTAACAACGTCACTACTGACGTTGGTGCCAATGGCTGGTCCCCCACCGTGTCCACTGGACTCGGTGATGCCCCTGTCTCTGCATCAGCAGACACCATCCCCGGTCGCTCCGGGGGTGCGTCTTCTGACAAAACTGGATCTGTTTCAGTCTCCTCAGGCAACAAGGTGGGCTCCCGCTTCTCCAAGTGGTGGGAGCCGGCTGCCGCGCGCGCTCTTGAGCGTGCGACCGATGCCACCATCAACGGCATCGAAGGAGCCGGGAAGGTGGCCTCCAAGGCCATCTCCCGCAAGCTGGGGTCATCCAGCGCCCCAGCGCCAAATTCATCTACAGAGACTCCCCAACCCTCCCTCATTGCCCTCAACCCCTCTGCCACTCAATCTGGCAACGCGGCGATCCTCACTGGATCTACTGCTCCTTCTTTTCTCGCTTACCCTACAGCTAAGGCTGTCCCTCTCCCCAACCCCGATGAACCCTCCCAGCCTGGCCCCTCTGGTGACCGAACTTGGTTACTAGACACGGTCACGTGGGAACAATCCCAAACTGCAGGCTGGAACATTGCAGGCTCAAATGGCATGCAGTGGACCTCCCTGGAATCCCCTTCCTTCCCCATCTCCACAGAATCCAATTGGGGCACTCAATCTGGCCAAGCCCCGACTGCCTATCCCCTTCCCTTTTCTTTCGTGCGTGCGTACCCGGACACCCCCTGGGCTGCCATGTACGACACCCACTCCATGTGGAATTGTGGTTGGCGTGTGCAGGTCACCGTCAACGGTTCGCAGTTCCACGCTGGAGCCCTCATCCTTTACATGGTCCCGGAAGCGACTACTCAAACCATCGAGTCATCTCGTCGCAATGCCGGGTTCGTGTACCCCTATGTCATCCTCAACCTCTATGAGAGCAACACTGCTACCATTGAGGTCCCCTACATTTCCCCCACCCCCAATACCTCTTCTGGTCTACACAGCCCCTGGACATTCTACCTCCAGGTTCTCACCCCCCTGACCCCTCCTACTGGCCTCCCCACCTCTCTGTCTTGTTCCATCTATGTCACCCCTGTTGACACAACCTTCCACGGCCTCCGCTATGTGGCCCCCCAGCATTGGAAGACCCGATTGGTACCTGGCGCAGGTGCCTTCGGGTCGGCCGTTGCTGGCCAGGAGCTCCCACTGTGCGGAGTTCGTGCCTTTTACCCCCCCAACTCCTACATCCCCGCCCAGGTCCACGACTGGCTTGAGTTCGCGCACCGTCCCGGACTCATGGCCACCCTCTCGTGGACCATGGCAGATGAACCAGGCGAACGCCTGGCGATCCTTCCTGTCTCCCCTTCTGCCATTGCTGGCACAGGTACTCCCATATCCTATGTCCTCTCTCTCTTCTCCCAATGGCGCGGTGAGCTCGCCGCCCACCTTCTCTTCACAGGTTCTTCCCAGCACTATGGCCGCTTGGTCGTGTGCTACACCCCTGCTGCCCCCTCCCCCCCCACCACCATGCAACAGGCAATGCGTGGTACGTACACTGTCTGGGACGTGAACGCCGCCTCCACCTTGGAATTCACTATCCCCTTCATCTCCCAGTCATACTGGAAGACAGTGGACATCAACAACCCCGATGCCCTCCTTTCTACCACTGGCTACCTTTCTGTTTGGGTCCAGAACCCCCTCACTGGACCCACTTCTGCCCCTGCCTCGGCATTGGTTCAAGGATTCCTCTCCGCTGGGGAGTCCTTCAATGTCCGCCTCATGCAGAACCCTGCTCTTTCCTCACAATCTCTGTCGGAGGACCTGGATGCCCCCCAGGACACCGCCAATATCGAGAATGGCGCCGCGGACAACACCCCACAGCCGCGCACCACTTTCGACTACACAGAGAACCCCCTTCCCCCTGACACAAAACTTGAAAATTTCTTTTCTTTCTACCGCCTCCTCCCCCTCACAACTAATTCCCCCAACCTCCCTCTCCCCATCACAGATGTGGCCCAAGTTCCCCTTGACCCCATCCACTGGCAAAGTGACGCCGATGTCTCCGGCCTCACTGCTATGCTTTCCTGTTTCACCTATATCTCTGCTGATCTCCGCATCACCTTGCGGATTTCTAACCCCAATGGGCTACCAATCTCCCTCATGGTGGCCTTTGCCCCCCCTGGATCAACCATCCCCGCAAACCCAGACGCCCAATCCCTCTCCAATTTCTTCATGTCTGAGGTCCCCATCACTGCTTCATCTTCCACCCTAGTCTCATTTTCAATCCCTTACACCTCCCCCCTCTCAGCCATCCCCACCACTTACTTTGGCTGGGAGGACTGGTCTGGAACCAACTTCGGTGTCCTCAAGACCGGGTCCTGGGGTACTCTTCTTCTCCTGCCCCAGCCCCCCTCCTCAGAATCCGCCCTCCTTGACCTCTCTCTCACCTGTTGGATTGCCTTCGGCAATTTCAAAGGGTGGGTCCCCCGCCCCCCTCCTCCCCTCCCTCCACTCCCCACCCCGGCCACTTCCCCGGAGAAGACTGTTGCCATCGTGCGGCAAGGCGCTCGCCACACCCTTGGTGACGTCCCACCAGACGACACAGTCTACATCATCCGTGCGCGTAGACCAACTTACGTGCACTGGGCCCTCCGGAAAGTCACTCCTGATGGAAGTGCCAAACAAATTTCCCTTTCCCGTGAAGGCCTCACCGCCGTGGTCGCATACGAACCATGTGAAGGTGAGATCTATCGGGAAGTCCCACTCTCCTCCTGGTCCATTGCCGAACTTCAACTCGGCAGCCCGTGGGATTACAGTGCCACCAACAACTGTACGCACTTCGTCCAACGGGCCACCAATGTGGATCTCCCCAACACCGGCTTCTCATTGGCCCTTGGAGTCGGTGCATTGGCTCTCATCGCGGCCTCGGCTGCTGGTGCCGCTCAAGCGCTTAAAGGCATCAGGCGTCAGGGTCTTCTGACCCTCACCGCCGACGCAGAGACCAACAAGACCCTTACCCAAGTCTCCCAATCTGTCACTCAAGCCGCCCAGGTTGTTTCCAACTTCGACCTGGCCGGCCCTGCCAATTCTGTCTCTCTTGCAGCCTCCGACATCCGTGAAGCTGCCACGAAAGTGGCTTCTTCCCTCAACGGCTTTACGGAAGTCATTTCTGACCTCAAGACCTCTCTCTTTTCTAAAGTCACTGACGCTGTCGAGTCCGGTGTTGCTACCTTTCTCACCTGGCTCGCCAAAATCTTCGGCTATCTCCTTGTCCTCTTTGGTTCCCCCTCCCCAATGTCCATCTCTGGACTTCTAGTCATCATCTGTGCTGATCTTGCCCCCCATGCCCGGGATTTCTTCACTGCCTCGGGCAATGTCCTCTCCTCCCTCCACTTCTGGATCGCGACCAAACTTGGCCTCACGGTCACGCCAGAAGAGTGTGAACAGGCGGCCCTGGAACCCCAGGGTCTCAAAGATTTCAATGACGGTGCACTCGCCATGCGAAATGTCGAGTGGATCGGAGAAACCGCCTGGAAATGGGCCCACCGGATCCTTGACTGGGTCCGGGGCAAAGCCAAAACAGACCCTCAAGCCAAATTAGCTGATGTGCATGATGAAATCATGATGCACTACTCGGATTCCATATTGGCCCTTGGAACCGAGAAACCCCCAATCGACCACATCACACGTGCAATCTCCCGCTGTCGGGAGCTCGTGTCTGTGGCGCAGGACGCCAAATCAGGCCCCCACTCGGCGTTCCTGAACCAATCCCTCAGAAATTACACCTTGGCCCTTTCTCAACACCGCAAGCGCCAGGTCGGCCCCCGACCGGAACCCGTGGTGGTCTACCTCTACGGACCCCCCGGGACCGGGAAGTCCCTCTTGGCCGCCCTCCTTGCCCAAACCCTTGCCCAACGCATATCCGGTGATCCGGATGATGTGTACTCCCCCACCGCTGCCTCTTGCGAGTACTTCGATGGGTATACTGGCCAGGCCGTCCACTACATCGACGACATTGGCCAGGACCCAGAAGGTCGCGATTGGGCAAATTTTCCCAACCTTGTCTCCTCCGCCCCCTACATCCTCCCCATGGCCTCCCTGGAAGAAAAAGGTACACATTACACTTCTCGTGTCATTGTGATTACCTCCAACTTCCATGAGCCCAATGAGCGCGCAGCGCGCTCGATGGGAGCCCTCAAGAGGCGCGTCCACCTTCGGATCAACGTCACCTCCAATGGCGTGAGGTTTGACCCGGTGAACGCGCTCAACCCAATCCCTGGAACCCAATCCAAATACTTCACCTCTCAAACCCCTCTCACCCTTTTCCAAGCCAACGTGGTCCGCTTGGACCGCGATTCAATCTGGACACCCTCCTTCTCCAACATGGACGAGCTCGTGGACGCTATCATGGCGCGCATGGACCGTTCATCCGGTGTTTCAAATTCTCTTGCCTCCCTCATCAAGCGTCAGGGCAACCGCGTGGTCGAAGCAACTCCCCGGGAAATCCCCGAGGAGTATGCTGACGAGCTCGTGGAAGCCTTGGCACACCACAGGGCTGTACCCTGTTCCCTCTCCCTCTCCCACGCCATCTCCAACAACACCCCCCTTGAAACCATCTCCCAGACCCTCTGGCGCTACAGGAAACCCATCTTCGCCGCCACCACCTTCCTGGCGGTGGTCGGATTCCTTTGCTCCATCATCCCCCTCGCTAGATCAATCTGGCAGGGCCGCGAAGACTCTTCCTCGCAGCCCCAAGCGGCGTACTCAGGTGTGCCGCACCAAAAGTCAAAACCCAAAACTCCCAAACCCATCCCCACCCAACATATCCAGCGCCAGGGGATCTCTCCCGCAATCCCTGGCATTTCCCAGAATGTCGTTCACGTCGAGTCCGGAAACGGCCTCGAGAAGAATGTCATGTCTGGCTTCTACCTCTTCTCCCGCTACCTACTTGTCCCCACCCACCTACGTGAGCCCCACCACAAGACCCTCCTCGTGGGCGTTGACGCCTACGATTGGGCCACCCTCCCTACCCTCGAGCTTGGTGAGCTCACCCTAGTCCATACCCCAACCTCTCGCCAGTACAAGGACATGCGCCGCTTCATCGGCGCACACCCCTATCCCACTGGCCTTCTTGTCTCCCAACTTAAATCAGCCCCGCTCTATGTCCGCTTCTCCGGCAACCGCGTGCTTGACATGAACTTCCCCGGTGCCATCGTCTGTGAGCAGGCGTACGGCTACCACGCAGCTACCTTTGAAGGTCTGTGTGGTGCCCCGCTTGTCACGGACGATCCTGCCGGGGTCAAGATCCTTGGATTGCACGTGGCCGGAGTGGCTGGTACGAGTGGTTTCTCAGCCCCCCTCCATACCATTCTCCCTGAAATCCTCAGATTTGCCACTACCCACCAATCCCTCATCATCCCCACTGGAGAGGCGAAGCCCGGAGTCAACATCAACCGGAACTCGCGCCTCCGTCCCTCTCCCGCCTATGGTGCCTTCCCCCTCAAGAAGGAACCAGCCCCCCTCAAGCGAAGAGACCCTCGCCTCAACGAGGGGATCGACCTTGATTCTCAACTCTTCCTCAAACACGGTAAAGGTGACCAGACCGAGCCTTGGCCCGGCCTGGAAGCTGCTGCCGATCTCTACTTCTCAACCTTCCCCCCCTCCCTCCCCGTTCTCACCCAGGAACAGGCGATCCATGGAACCCCCAACATGGAAGGGCTTGATATGGGGCAGGCTGCGGGTTTCCCATGGAATACCCAAGGCCGGTCCCGTCGATCGCTCTTTGATGAACCTGAACCTGGGTACTTTGTCCCCAAACCTGAACTCCAGGTAGAGATTGACCGGACACTTGAGGATCCAGACTACACTTACTCCACCTTTCTTAAAGATGAGCTCAGACCCACTGCCAAAGTGGAGAACGGGCTCACCAGAATCGTCGAGGCGGCTCCCATCCACGCGATCGTGGCGGGCCGGATGCTCCTCGGTGGTCTTATTGACTACATGCAGGCGCGCCCCGGTTCCCACGGTAGTGCGGTTGGTTGCAACCCTGACGTCCACTGGACCGAGTTCTTCTACAAGTTCTCTGAGTTCTCACAAGTGTTTGATCTGGACTACAAGTGCTTTGATGCAACTCTGCCTTCTGCTGCCTTCTCCCTTGTGGCTAAACACCTGGAGCGCCTCACCGGTGACCCCCGTGTTGTGAAATACATCGAATCCATCCGCCATTCCCATCACATCTATGGCAACCAGATGTATGACATGATCGGGGGAAACCCCTCCGGATGTGTGGCCACTTCCATCCTCAACACCATCATCAACAACATCTGCGTGCTATCGGCCCTAATCCAGCACGTGGACTTTTCCCCTACCAAATTTCAGATCCTCGCGTACGGTGACGACGTCATCTACGCGACGGAACCCCCAATCCACCCCTCCTTTATCAGAGACTTCTACCAGCGTCACACCCCGCTGGTGGTCACCCCTGCTAACAAGGGCTCTGATTTCCCCCCCACGTCCACGATCTATGAAGTCACCTTCCTCAAACGCTGGTTTGTTCCAGATGACAGGCGCCCATTCTACATTCACCCTGTGATGGACCCTGACACCTACGAGCAATCAGTGATGTGGTTGCGTGATGGAGACTTTCAAGACGTGGTCACCTCACTCTGTCATTTGGCCTTCCACAGCGGACCCAAGACATATGAGCGTTGGTGCATGAAAGTGCGCGAGCAGTGCCTCAAGTCTGGGTTCGCTCCAAATTTCCTCCCCTACTCTTACCTCCAACTCCGCTGGCTTAATATGCTGGCAGCCTGATAGTTAGGGAACCCAACCACGGTGGAATACCCGTGGTGCTAGTTAGTTAGAACCCTTTACTCTCCTCCATGGTGATATAAAGACCACCCACAATCTTTCGGGTGAGCCCCTAAGCCATGGTTGTACTGTGCTATCTTCTAAGACGTCCTCCCTCTGGACGCACTTTCCCCCCGGTGCCGCGCCTCCCCTGGGAGCTGCACCCGCGGACCGGGGTAGTCTTTGAACTTTTCTAACTGTTCTTAAAAAAAAAAAAAAAAAAAAAAAAAAA